ACGAGCGGCCACTGCGATGTGAGATTGCCGGACCACGGGGCGACGTCGCCAACGGCGCCGCCGAGCGCGTACGACGAGCGGTGCGCCTTCACGAGCCATGCGAGGTCGCCGTACGTCGCCGCTGCCGGCGTCGCCTTTGGCAGGGCGGACCACGCCGCCGAGCCGCCGAGCGCGGCCCACGAGTCGTCGTCGACCTTGGACGTGTCGCCCGCTTCCCAGTTACCCGACTGCTGAATCTTCGCCGAGCCGAGACCGCCGATTACGGCCTTCCAGAGCTTGCCGGTCGTCGGGTCGTAGTCGCCGAACGTGGTCACGTCTTTTTCCTCATACTCGGCGGCAAGGTCGATTTTGTTCGACACGCCCGTATAGTCGGCGCCGCCCTGGTAGAGCCTGACGTTTTCGAGAATGTCCTGCGCGGTCATCGCCGCCCCCTCGTGCGTCGCGGTGCCGGGGCGGGATCAGGCTTGCCGGCAAGGAAATCGGCGAGCTCGTCGGCGCCGACGCGAAGCTGCGCGGCGCGCGGCTCGAACCCGGCCTCGTGCAGCTCGGCCGCCTCGGAACGCAGGCGCTCGACCTCGGCCGGCACCTCGGCGGTTGCCTCGGCGAGATGCCAGCGTGCCTCGTCGGCGCGGGTGCCGTTGCCGTTGCCGTATGCGGACAGCGCGGCGAGCGCGTCGCGGTAGTGCCGCAACCGGTCGATGAGGCGCATTAGTCTTCGTCTCCGTTTCCGTGTGCTCGGATCACGAGCTCGGCGCCGAAATACGGCGTGTCGCCGACCCTGTAGAGGCGATATCCCTGCACGGCGCGCACGACAAAGTCGTCGCAAGCGCCGTCGAGTGCGTACTCGCCGGGCGCCCCCCGCGCTGTCTGCAGCGCCGCCCGGACCGAGCTCGCGCCCGACCGGCGCAGCAGCTCGTCGAGCAGGTACTGCCCCTGAGCGTCGTCGGAATGGGACGTCAGCACGCGACACGTGATGTCCGCGTTGTCCGCCGTGCCGAACGTCACGAGCGGGTCGATCGTGACCTCGCCGGCGTAGAAGCAGGGCACCACGACGGCATCCGGCACGTAACCGAAGCACGCGAGCCTGACGATCTCGCCGAGCTCGGTCGTGACGGCAACCGATTCGACGGCCGCCGCGAGCCGGCGGCGCACGAGCGAAATCCGCATAGCTGACCGCCTAGCCGATGTCGGGGAGCATGAATGGGCCGATGAGCGCCTCAACGTCAGGGTCGCGCGAGGCGACGCGGACGACGCCCCACTCGGCGCTACCGGCGACCCCCTCAGGCGTGTCCTTGCGCCGGAATAGGCGCGCGGCGAGCAACAGGGTCGCGTGCTCGATCTCGTCAGGCACTGCAGGCCAACCCCACCGAGCCGTGACGCGGACGCGTCCGGTCGGCAGCGCGGACCACATACCAGCGGGTAGCAAGAGACCCGTGATGGGTTCGCCGCGAGCCGCCGCGTTGTCCGGCATAACCTCGACGTCGTCGGTCGCGTAGAACGCGCCCGATGCTGTCGAGCCGAGCTCGACGATCAGGCCGGTCGCCGAGGCGATGTCATCGACGAGGAACACGAGCCCGTCGCCGGTCGACAGGGTGCGCCCGCGCGTGCGGAACGTCCGGGCCGTCACGCCGCTATCCGCGTAGAACCGCCGGCCGCAACGTCGGTCGATATTGCGGCTCGCCGAGTCGAGCGCCATCAGCAGCAGCTCGTCGCGCGAGGTGTCCTGCACGATGCCGAGAGCCCGTTTGAGATCGGGCAGCGAAGCGTAAGCAATCGGCGACCGCGTGACTGCGGTGAACTGACCGGGAATGTCGTCGTCAGGAACCGCGCCCGTCACGTGCCACGCGTAGGTGTGCACGCCGGCCTCGACGATGGAGTAGATCGAGTCGTACGTGCCGGTCGCCGACGTCGTGACGGTCGGCATATCGACCGTGCCGCCCGGCCGCGTGACAGTCAGGGTGACAGTCGCGTTGGTCAGTACGCCGGCCGCGTACACGAGCTGCTGCAGCGGAACCTGCTGCCCGACTTCCCACGTGCTCACGGTGCCCCCTATCGGCGGTAGACCGTGCGCAGGCGGCGCACGAGCGAGACGGTTTGCAGAACGACCGGGCCGAGCAGCACGTCGACGGCGACGGTCAGCGAGCCCGTGCTGACGGCGGCTGCAGTGCCGGCGCCACGCACCCGCACCCGCGCGGCCGCTGTAGCGGTCGTGACTGCGCCGGCAGTGCCAGCGCCGCGCACGCGCACGCGCGCGACCATCACGGCCGTTGTGGTGGCCGCTGCGATGCCGGCCGCGCGCACGCGCACCCGACCGGCCGCGACGGCTGTCGAGACGGCGTCGGCCGTACCGGCGCCGCCGACCGAGCCGGCCGCGACCGTAAAGTCGATATCGACCATCAGGGCGGCCGTGCTGCTGCCGGTCGGCGCTGAGGTCGGCGAGCCGAACACGCCGCGCGTCCCTGTGATGGCGCCGCGCGTGACGGGCGAAGCGAAGAAACTCCCGATCGCGAGGTACCGCGTCGTATTGATGGACGCGCGATACAGGCCGGCCGCCACGGAGATCGGGGCGACCGGGGTCGCGTAATTCCACGCGTCGGGCGTCGAGGTGTCGAGCGTGACGGTCGCAACGAGGGTGCCGCCCGCATTCCAGAGCCGCACCACCGTCGCCGGCACCGCGCCGACCGGGGTCGGGAACGGCACCCGGAATCGGGTGATCGTGCCGGCCGGCAGGTCGAACTCCGTGCCGACCTCGACCTCGCCCTCAACGAACGTGCCGGCGCTCTCGAACTCGATGTCGGTGTAAAACGTCGTCATGGCGCGGCCTAGTCGAGCGTGATGTCGAGGTCGCCGGCCGCGACGAGGAAGTCATCGCCGGCGTTGGCGACCGTCTTGCTCGCGGTCAGGGCGCCGTGCCACCATCGGAAGCCGGCCGAGTCGTAGATCGCCCAACCGGTCACGGTGACGGCCGGCATGCCCGAAAACGTGATATCGCTGGCGTTGCTGAACGCACCGCTCGCGGCGGCCGTCAGCGTGATTGTCTGCCGCGCGTACGAGCCGGTCGAAACCTCGGTGCCGGCCGACGAGTCCGTGCCGGTCGCCGTCAGCAGCGCGAGCTTCATCGGCCCGGTAGGGGCGGTCGTGGAGTTGCCGACAGTCCAGTCGAGTACGCGGTTTTCGGCGCCATCCGTCAGCGAACCCATGTCCTACCCCCGTTTTTGCTGCTCGTCGAACGTCGGCTCGTCGAGGTAGAGAAAGCCCTTTTCGTGCGTCGTCTTCACGGCCGTGTCCACGTAGCAGGGCACGCCGGCGAACCCGAGCCGCAGGCAGAAACTCATGTCTTCGCTGAACGTGCGCCGGCCGCCACCCGGCGCCGCGCCGGGAATCGAGACGGGCTCGAACCACGCGTCGCCGGCGGTCTCGCGCATGCTCGCGAGGACGGTGCGCCGAATCAGCAGGAATGCGGCGCCGGTCGCGTCGACTCGCTGCACGGCGTCGCGCTCATACCCGACGCGCGGGCGGAACCCCGCCTCGTCGTCGAGCTCGACCCAGTCATAGAGGGTCGGCTGCACCAAGAACCGCTCGGCATACAGCGGGTTTCCCTCGGCGGGCTTGCGGCGCAGACCCGCGAAGCACAGTGCGCCGATCACGCCGGCGCCGGTCTTGTCGGCCGAGGCGATCAGGCGGTCGATCGAGTCGGGCGCGAAGCCCATATCAGTGTCGATGAACGCCAGCCACTCGCCGTCAGTGTGGTCGAGGAACGCGGCAGCGACCTTGTTGCGCGAGCTCGCGATACCGCCGGCGCCGGTCACCTGTCGCAGCTCGCGCCCGCCCTCACGGACGATGCGGCGCTCGGCAAGCGCATCGCGCAGCAGCATGTCGCGGTAGCTCAGCCCGAAACAGGCCGACCAATGGCCGTCGTCGAGGAACCCCACGACGGCTGACCCCGGAACGCAGTCCACAAGCTCGCTTGACACGTACGTGTCAAGCTCGCCTACGGGTTCGGGGGTTACCCGACCCTGCAGCGTTTCCAGCCCGAGGGGCAATTCCTGCTCGACGGCGAGCGTCACCGACGAACCCCCCGTCGAGCACCCGGCCGAGCCGACGCGTCTTCGATGCGGACGGCGTTCGGGGGTTCGGGGGCGGTCGCGTCGGCCTCGACCGGCACGAAAAGCCACGGATACTCGCGCACGAGGGGGTCGCTCTCGGCGAAGGTCGCGCGGACGTCCGGCACGACGTGCATACCGTGATCCGGGTGCAGCACGGCGGCCGTGCCGCCCTGCCAGGCCGGGCGGACGCGGAACAGCTTATCCACTGTGGACACTCCTTAATGCAAGGCTCGCAGGGCAAAGCAGAGCCGCCGGCGCCCTGCGAGGTTCCGGCGGCTCTGTGACTCGACGTCACGCTGCGTCGACAAAACTCAGCTGAGAAATGTCGACACAGCGTGACGCTCTTACGCGCTGGTCTTGTCCTGCAGTAGGCGGAAAGCGAGAATGTTCGTCGTGTCCATCAGGCAGGTTGTTCGCGGTGTTGAACAGGTGCGGGATGAACTCGATCGCGGTCGAGCCCGGCTTATCGACGATCACGTAGTTCGAGAAATCGCCGTACACGATCTCGTTGTCGAGCTGCGTGGTCGTCTGCGTCGCCGGCATGTCGTCCGACTCCATAACCGGGCGGCCGAGAATGCGGTCGGCCGGCGCCTCGCGCAGGTCGCCGCTGTACTGACTGTTGACGTACGTGCCGAGACGCTTCACCGCGAGGTTGTACGTCGGGTTAAGCAGCCACTGACCCTTGTTGCGCCAGCGGATCGGCACGCCCTTATACAGCGCGTGCAAGTCGACCTCGCCGATCGTCGCGGCCGTGGTCGAGGTGATCTCGACGGTCGTGCTCGCGTCGAGCGCGGTGACGATGCCCTTCGGCTGGCCCGTGCCCGAGCCGGTCGCGTGCGCCGCGCCTTCGAGCCGGTCGCGGCCGTCAGCGAACAGCATCATCACGTCACTCGTGAGTGCCGTGATGTCCTCGAACGCCTCGATCGACGCCTGCACGAGACCGCGAGCGGCATAGACCGGGATCGCGATCGTGCCGACGCTCGGAGTGTCGTCGCTCACCTCGGCGAGCTCGGCATCCCACGAGAACGTGGAACCGGCGGTCGAGACGCCGTGCCAGATGTTCGCGCCGCCCACCAGGGTGACCACGCGCGCCATCGAGCGGATGACGTTCGAGCTGCCGCTGTTCGTCAGGATCAGGGTCGGATCGAGGTGGGTCGGCACCAGGTAGCCACCCTGAGTGTTGGTGCCGACCGCGAGCGCAGCCCGCTCTTCGTTGGTCAGCAGCTCGGGGCGGCCGGTGATCGCCTTGCGCCACGCCTCGGCGTACACGTCGGTCGACCGCGCGTTGAGGTTCGCCAGCCACTGCCGGTCACCGCCGTGCCGCTTCAGGAGGCGCTCGAAGTGCTCCTGACTCTCGCGGCCCTCGATGCGATCCGCGTTGCGTCGCACGACGTCGTCGCGCAGCGCGGCCGACGAGGAACGGGCATCCAGAACGGCCGCGTCGCTCGACGGCTTGACGTGGGTCGTGCCCCACTTCGCGCGGGACTCGGCGACCCGCGCCGACCGCGCCTCGGCCTCTTCGAGCGGCGCGATCTGCGCGCGCACGTCGGCCTCGTCAGTGTCGAGCGCGTCCCATCGGGTCTGCTGCTCGTCGGTCAGCGGCTTTTCGCCGGCCGCCTCGTGGATACCGCGCCGCTCGACGTCCAGTGCGTCAAGCCGGGCGCGCAGCTCAGCAAGTGTCATCGCTACGCCCCTTTCAGGGTCGGGTACAGGCGCTCGCGACGATCGCGGGCGCTCATCCCGGCCGAGTGCTGCGACAGCGGCTCGACGAGGTCGTTCTGTGCGGCTTCCACGGCTGGCCGAGCGGTGGAAGTGCGGGCGTTTCGGAGCGAGCGGAGAGCGCCGACCCGCTCGGGGTCGCGGCGCGCAAGCCGCTCGTAGTAGGTGTCTGTGCCGCTGCGCATGGCCGAGGTAGCAGCGGGCGAGGCCGGGTACGTCACCGGGCCGAATTCGTAGAGGCGCAGCTCGCGAATCGTGCGCTCGGGCAGCTTGTCGGGGTTGTAATCCGACGCTTCCGGCTCTTGATTCCACTCGTCTTTGACGACGGCGAACCGGAACGAGGCGCCGTACAGCCCACGCTTGAGACCGGGCATTAAGTCGCGGTTGTAACTCGTGTCGAGTAGGCCGATCTCGTAGTACGCGCCGGTCTTGTCCTCGCGAAGCTGATCGATGGGGCCCAACACCTTGTCGCCGATCTGCGGGTCGAACCCGTGATCGAACGCGGTGACGATCGAGCTACGCCGCTCACGCATCGTCTTCGCGAAGGCGCCGGGCGCGATGCGCTCGACGAAATCGCCCTCCCACCATGAGCGGATCGGGTACCACGCGTCGAACACACTGAAGTGCCCGAATACGGTGCCGAGCACGTCGTCAGCCTTGCCGGCGTCGGCGCGCAGCTCGGCCACACGCGGGATGTCGCGCACGACGTCGAGCTCGCCTGCGGGGGCAATCGCGGGCGGCGCCTCGGCGCGAGCCCGGACGGTCGCCGGCGAGTACCGACGAGCGGCCTTGCCCTCTTTGCGCGACCGCAGATCGACCGTTTCGGCCACGTCCTCAACCCCCTGCAGAGCGTCGGCGAGATCGCGAAGCTCATCGATGCCAATCTCGAATTCGACGACCTCGTCGGCGTCGGCCGGCTCGAACGTGATCAGGACGTCGCCGACCGAGTCGATCGTCACGCTGAGATCGGCCGCTCCGGCGATGTGCCCGTTATCGACCTCGCGGCTATACACGAGCCCATCCGCAGGGAAATCGGCGCTCTTGTGAGCGGCGATCGCCCCACGCATGATGTCCAGCAGCTCGGCCGAGCCATCGGCGGACATCTCGATTTCGTGCGACTCGTCGTCGTCAAAGTCGAGCGAGAACGTCACGTCGCCGGAATGGTCGAGCGAGAACCCGGCAAGAGCGTTGATCGACGTCAAGTCGACAACCTCGTGATGGAGAAACGAGGACGTCCACTGCCCGCCGTTCTCGCCCCCGGGGTCGCGCGGCTGGTCGGGATTGTAGTTGCGCCGGGCGCGCAGAATCTCGCGAAGGGTCATGGCTTGCCGCCCTTCGATTTGCTGTCCTGCGCGCCGGTCGCTTTCGCCGCCGCGTCGGCCTGCTCGGCCTGCTGCTCGGCCGCCTGCACCGCCATGGGTTTGTCGCCCCACTCAACGGGGGGCATGTCCTCGTCCGCGCGGACCTCGTTGATGACCTTCCACGAGTCCTTGAGCGCGATGTCGTGCGCCTTGTAGCGGTCGAGCGTGGTCATCTGTAGCAGCGCGTCGCGGTCGATCTTGTAGTACTGCGACGCCGGCAACATTCGACCGATCAGCCGTTCGAGGCGTGTCAGCCATTTATTGAGCGAGAACGTCAGCAGGTCGGACGCGCGGTCAATGCGGTTGCTGTAGGTCAGCGAGCCGCCGGTCTCATAGCCGAGCACCTCGGCGAGGCCGGGCCCGAAAATCCTGGCGCATTCGGGGGCCGAATACCCTTGCGTGGCAAGGAATTGCGACTCTTCCGCGCTGACCTGGATCGCCTGGTATTTCCAGCCCTTGCCCATAACGAGCGGCTCGCGCGTGCCGCGCAGCGACGCGAGGAACGCCTGTTTCGCGTGCTCGATGTTGCTCGGCTTGAGCTCGGCCTGTTCGTTGGTCAGCAGGGCGCTCGGGTGCGCGCCGTCGCGGAACCACTGCAGGCCGAACCGCGTCGCGGTCATCTGCACACCGATCATGTCGGCGTGACGCGCGATCGGCGACGCCCCGAAAAGCCGCCCCGGCACCGGGTTCGCCCGGACGTGCAGCAGCTTCGCGGGGTCATCGACGGCCCGGCCGCCAACAGTCCAGTGGACGATTCCGGTTGCAGGGTCAATCCACGCGCCGACCTCGTCGGGGTGGTGAATGGCGACTTGGGTCGGGCTGCCGCTCGGCGACGTCGCGAGAATGTCGCCGAACACGTTGCCGCGCAGCAGCCACGACGTTATGACCTGGTATTTCCAGTCTTCGAGCCCGTACCCATCGCCGGCGGGATCGAGCAGGTACGACGGCGTCGGCCGCTGCTTGCGGTCACTGCCGCTGCCGGAATAGACCGCACCGGGCAGCTCGGCACCGAGCGAGGCGAGCAGGTCGACGGTCGAGCCAACGGCGACCGCCTGTAGCGCGGTCTCGGCCGAGCTCAGGTCGACGTCGGCGTATGAGGTGTTGCCGATGGGCACGCGGTGCGCACCGAACGGGATCGCGACGTCGCGCGCCTCGGTGCGGTGCCTGCCGGCGGCGCCGGCTCGCTTGAACAGGCTCACTGAGACCGCCGCCAATCAATGACGAGCAGCAGCAGCGCGGCAGCGAGGACGGCGAGGCGCGGGTCGTACAGCGCGACGCCGGCGACGAGCAGCAGCAGGCCGGCCGAGCCGGGCAGCGCCTGCACGAACGCGCGCAGGATCGAGCCGAGGACGGTAGCAACCGCGAGCGCGGCCGGCGTGCTGAGAATGCGCGCCACGGTGCCCCCCGTTCATTGACACGTACGCGTCAAAATAGGTCTTGCTATGCCCGGCGAGAGGGCATAGAATGAAGTCATGGAAATGAACGAGAGCAGCGAAAACCAGAAACCGACCCTCAACTTTGGCGAGGCGAGCGCCGACGAGGTCGCGACGATCCTGTCGCTCGCCATCACGGCGGCCGGCGGCCGACTCACGAGCGCGGGCAGCGGCTATGACGGCCGGCACTCCCGCTTCACGTTCTGGGCCGCGACCGGGCAGATCTTCACGGTCGAGGTCGAGGAAGAGTGATCTGCTAAGCTAGGCGAGCTCGCTCACGACTGCCGAGTCGGAAACCCCCACGCTGCCCGTGGGGGTTTTTCCGTTACGAGAGGAAGCACAGATGCGCGTCTGGCGATTCGCGAGCTCTGTTCTGCTGGCCCTGATATCCCTCGCGCTCGTCGCCGGCGCGGTGCATTGGCGCCTGCCGCTCTGGGCAACGTGGTGGACCGTGCAAACGGTCGTGTTCGCGACGATCGCGCTCGCCGAGGTGCAGCACTGGCAGCGCCGCCGGCGCGAGCGCCGCGCCGGATGGAAGCCGTTCGGGCCGATCTAGCTGTCGCCCTCGTCGCCGGGTGCCGGGTGCTCGATGCGCGGCCGGCGAGCGCCGACCGAACGCAGGTACCTCAGCACGTCGTCGATCGCCCACCAGTCGAGCGGTAGTAGCGGCAGCATCCGAGCAGGTTAGCCGATGTTCGCATCGACGTCGTACTCGTCCTTGACATAGCCGATCCGCGAGGCGTACGCCCACCGGGCGATCGTGGCCGCGCACAACGGCGAGATGTCCACCGAAGCGAGGCGGCGTGCCCATGCCCACGCGTCGCCGAGCGGCCGAGTCTTCGCGCCCGCGATAGCGATCGAGAGTGGCGCCTGGTCGAGGTGCCGGAGCGTTCCCTGATTCACCGCATCGACGAGCTGCCCGCCAGCGGCGCTGACATCCTGCGTCGACGGAATCGCGAGTTGCCCGCGTACCCATTCTTCGGGATCGTTGCCGGAGCGAGCGAACCCAGCATCATCGAGGTCGATCAGCAGCGACGCGGCCGGGCCGCGAGGATCGAGACCGACCGCCACGAACTTCCAGCGGTCGGCGAGTGTGAGCAGGCGGTCGACAATCCAGTCGGTACCGGGCCGGTGGTCGATGACCTCGACGTGCCCGACGCCGTCGAGCCGCTCGCCGTACGCCACGATCGATGACCAGTCGCGGCCGGGCGTGATGTCGACGGCGATAGCGACGTCGTCGCCGAGCTCGCTGTCGATGTCGACGAGCTCGCCCCACTTGCGAGGGTCGATGAGGTTCGCGCCGTTCGTCCGGACAGGCCAGATACAGAGCCGCTCCCGCGCGTAATCCTTCATCGACATGGCCCGCAGCTCGCGCCGCACCGTCTCTTCCGTGATGCGGATGCCGAGTGCCGGATTGCTGCGATATGCCATTTCAATGTCACGTAGGCGCCCTGCGTTGCCGGGATGTTCCGGATCAATGTCACACGCTGACCAGTCGAACCACGCGAGCGAGGGATCGTCGCCGGCCTCGCCGCGCTCACGCATGGCGTACAACGGCTCGCCGGGCCCTTCCTCGTCGGCCGCCTCATCGATCGGCGGCGAGCTCGCGTAGACGAGCTGCGGGTTCGGCCGCGCCGAGACGGTCGGCATGAGCGCCGCGACGTGCGAGCGCTGTCCCGCGAACCACTCGTCGAGCAGGTTGCAGTCGCCGGAGAACCCTCGGCCCGAACCCTTCGAGCGCGCAATGAACCGCAGGCGCTGCCCCGTGAGCAGCTCGATCCCTTCCTCGCCGTTGGTGTTGATGACCTTGCGGACCTGCTTGCGCAGATCGTCGCTACCGTCGATCAACTCCTTGACGCGGCGGAACCCTTCCATCGCGGTCTTGTACTCGTGCGCGGACCACATGATGAGACGCTCGTCGAACAGAAATAGGCCGGCGAGCGCACGAGCCTCGTAAACGGAACCCTTGCCATTTTGCCGGGGAACCACGATGCCGCACTCGAAGCACACCCACCGGCCATCGGCGCGCACTGCGCACATGACGTCGAGAATGTACCGCTGCCACGGATCGAGAATCAGGCCGGCGCTCGCCGAAAGCTCGACCGCGATAGGGCCGAGAGTCTGTGTGTACTGCGGATGGGTGCAAACCCTAGGTCGCTGATCCCCCACCCGGCCGTTGATCGGCGACGCGCTGCCGTAGGCGTGCACTGGCGCTCGTCTCCTCATCGGCTGGAAGCTGCTCGATATCGACGAGAACAGCGCGATATTCCTTGCTCAGCGCGGCCAACGTGCGGGAATCTGCGGATTTCCCGCAAACGCATCCGCACATCGCGTCGTGGTCATTTTCGATCTCGCCGAGCAGGCGGTCGCGCAACGATTCGAGCCGCTCGCGCAGGGTTGGCTCGGCAGGTGCGGAAGTGCGCATAGCGGCGAGCTCGTCGAGGACTCGGTTAGCATCATCGAAGGTGCTCACTGCGTCATCCCCGCTCATGGCTCTGACCTGCAGAAACGCGGCAACAACGCTCGGCGAAAATCTGCGGGGGGAGAAAAGGTCGAG